ACCGTCCGGGAATGGCTGACGTGCCAAGCCGGTGAATATGCCGCGCACCTTCCGGTCGCTGAGTCGTGGCACTAATGCGCTCACTGTTGCGCGGATAGCACCGTTAACCTTGCGGCCGTCTCTCTGCGCCAGCTTTGCGGCCAACTCCACCGTGACCAGGGCATCGAGATATTCCTCACAGACCTCTCTGCTTATTTCGCTCATGCGGCCTCCATTAATTCGGCTATATCGGGTAGCCTCCCGCCCAGCTCAGTCACTACCAACACAAGCATTCCACCCTTAACCGCCTGACAGCGCTTTATGCGCATATCGTCTACCTGACCGTCATCCAGCCAGAAGCCCGCACTTGTAAGAGCGTCAAAAACGGCTTTGGGTAGATTGTCCAAATCGCGTTTGCGGTTATCGGGAGGTGCTGCGTGGATGGTGATTCTGATGCGTGGTTGGATTTTTATGTCTAACTTGTGCTGCTGAATGATTTCGATTACTTCTCGTCTGTATCGCTTACCCCAATCGCTGATGTAGTGGATTCCTCTTGAGTGCCGCCAGTACTTGTTTACTGATGGCGGCCAGGGCAGGACTATTCGGTATTCGTTCATCGCACAGTTACCCTCCCTTCTCGGGTAAGCTTTTGCAGCGTCAGGACGATAGCCCGATCCATTTCAGAACGCCGCTCTTCCCGGCTTAAGTCTTTACCGTTGTCGATGCGCTCATGGCATGACGGACAAAGCGCCGCTGTTAAGCTGTCGTCTACCTTGAGCCCTATTCCCTTCCCTTCATTCCGGTGCGCGGCCTGAACTCCATACCTTCCGCACAGAACGCAGCAATCTATTTCCCTGACTGCCTGAAGCCATTTATTGCTCCTGAATATCGTCATTTGCGATATCTCCGTTCGGGTCTCGATACACAAGCCACTCGTTGATGCACTCGCCGCAGGCATATACCTCATCGGCATCCAGCTGCTTGCTGCATCCTGCGCAGAGAGCTCTGGCTATGCTCTGCTGCTCGTATGCTTGGGTTTGGATGGGGTTAAGCATGTTGGCTTTCCTGCATCATGAGGAAAGTAATCATCGCCGCACGCAGAGGGTTTTTCTGGTATTGAGTCCCGATGGTTCGGCCAAGGTTGGTTGTATGGCACCACGTTGTCTGAGGCTCGGTGCTGTTATCGCCATCAAACTCAATCGATATTCGATGCTTTGAGATAATCGGCCATGCATCAGCGGCGTTGTTGCAGTAGTTCTTACGGCCTTTCAGTCTCCCCCTATCATCGCGAAAGGTTACGCTACCATCCTCATTGATGAAGTAGGGGTTCCACCCGAACGTTTCGCCGACTCTTATTGTGATTTCTGTATCTTCTAACTGTGAATAGTCCATCAGTGCAGCCTCGCTGTGTTTGTGCCGTCGACTGGCTCAATGGTGATAACCAGCTCTTTGTCTTCGATTTGCCAGATGAGCCCTTTGTCCTCGTCACCTTCTGTCGCCTGCTCGACGAAGCCCATGAGGTAATTCATCAGGATGTTCATGGCATCCACGCCATCGCCCTGCATGTCTTCCATGAGGTCGGCGAAACGCTCTGCGTACTCGTATTCATTGGTCATGTTTCCTCCTGGCGCGCAGGCGCTCCCACATCACATCGTGAAGGTGAGAGGTATACGCGAAGGTTTTTATGTCGGATGGGGATACTTCTGGCTTTCGTTTCTTTCGGTGGGTAACGCGGTATATACAGTTTTCGCAGACTATGTCGGTAATACTTCGTCGCTGTCGTCTCACATATACCTCCTGTCAGTGAATCTGACGCCCTGACCGGTAGCCCAGGCCACGGTGTACTCTATGAGGCTGGACATACGCTTAACACTCATCTCAGCGCTGCTCTCGCGGATGTTTACGTATTCACCCTCAAGACCCGGCACAACCTCAGCCTCTTGCTTTGTCGCCACCGCGTGGCCGCTAATCAGCAACACCTTCCATTGTTCCGGCCGCAGCCATTTTCCGCACCACTGAACCTGCGCCGCAATATCTGCCAGGAGCGCATGAAATTTCGCGTTCTGGTCAAGGTTACGCTTGTAGTCGGTGATTCTGATTGTGACCGGGCGGTCGGTGTCGATGGGAGAGGCAAGGATGGTTTTTATTGCTGACTGCTGATGCTGCTTACTTCGAAGGAATATTGTCTGCTTCATTGGCGACTCTCATGCTCAAAAGGACGTAGCCCGGCAGATATGAACCGACATCTGCCACATGAACCACCTCACGCTCGCAAGCTTCCCCGGTGTATTCGCCATTCCATTCACAGAGAACCAGAATGTCGCCGACCTGATAGTTGCGGTCGTTCTTGCGCAGCTCTGCTAACTTCACCCCCTCAAGCACAGGGATGAAATGCTCGGGCAGAATTTTCAGATGATGGTACATCACTCCCCCTTAACCTTGAGACCGGCGGCGCGGATGGAATTGGCACATTCTGTGACAGTGTTTTTATGCAGCTCACAAAACATTTTCGCCGTGCTTGGTCCGAGTGGGTGTACTTCTGTTGTTGGCGGCAACTCAATCTCCACCGCCGCGCGGGATGCCTGCCATGATTTCCACATCGCGTCCGTAGATGGTAAGCAGTATCCTTCGCCAGACCTTTCGAACATTCTGTGAATCATAGGGAACGATTCGGCAAACCACACCTCAAACTGCTCTCTGCTCTTATCCACGACGCTTCTCCTCTTTAGCCAATACGAATGCGCTGCACAGAAGAATCAGCGCGTCAGTGAACATCAGGCCGTCCTGCTGAACGATGGCCGCGAACATGAAGCACAGGCCGATGAAGACCAGCATTATGATGCTCATACTCGCATCTCCTGCCGCACAGCGCGCAGCTGCTGATTGATGAACGCAGTCATCGGATTTGAGCATCCGAACTGACACAGCTCATGCGCTGCGGCATACAGGAATGAGCCTTGGTGCTCGCTGCATTTCTCTGAGTTGTAGCGCTCAATACGTCCTGAATCGTGTTCGTCACGGAGAATGCGCTGCACTGCGCCCATATCTATGCCGGTGCCTTCGGATACCTGGCGGGACGATACCGGCCCATGCTCAGTGACGTATTCGCGGATACGCTGGCGATTCGTTTTACCTTCGCTTAACTCGTACAGGCGGCAGCGTGTTCCCATGCCGGTGCTTGCAGAGCGTACCAATGCGCCCTCTCGCACCAAGCCGCAGACTATGGCGGCCACACGGTCGCCCTTTCCGCCGAGTTCCTCAACGAGCTGCTTGACGGTGCCTTTCCGGTGCATTTCGAACCAGGTCATTATTTGCAACTTGGTTATCATGATGAGTCTCCGCTCAATACCTCGCCTTACTGATTGCCTGAAGCATTATCAGCTGGCTGGTAAAGAGATATCGTTTGGTGAGTGTTTCGATGTCGATGAAGCGAGGGCTGCCGATGTATCTGGCGATGGTGTCTATGTCATCGAGGGTTATTTGCATGGCGGCTCGGGGAGTGGTTGCCAGTGTGCTGTTTTTACTCCATCGAAAAACAACCACGTATCCATAATGAATATTTTAAAATGTCCATTGATAACCATTCCGAAGTCGTAATCATTTTCATGATGCACAAGAACCATTTGCGCTATAGGTGGAAGTCGTTCGCCGCATGGAATCCAGCCATCAGGCGCCTTACCTGCCAGAGATTCGAACTGCTGCTCGGTGGTGTCGGTTTCGGCCACTGGCTGCGACTGGTTGAGCATGGCGGCGCGGCAGGCGTCAAATACTGCATTGTTAAACTTCACACCTTCGAACAAGATTTTTCCATCATGCTCAAACCAGAACTCGGACTTCTCAACATCAGGTAAAAGCCTTTTCAGCACATCATCAGGCACAACCGGCGCTGGCGGCGACGCTTCCAGCTCAGCGATGCGCTTACGTAGCGCAGCGATTTCTGCTTCAGCCGCATCTGCGTAATGAACGTTCTCATGCAACGGCGCGGGCGGTGTGGTGTAAAGCACCCGGCACTCATTACCGTTTTCCTTAACTTCGTCGTAGAGCCGTTTCTCTGTGTCGTACCATCTCCCATCGTCCATGCACTGATACACTGGCTCGGCCCGCTCCCGCTCTTTGCGCAGCGCCAGATTTTCCTCTACCAACTGCATAATCTCGGAATCGCTGATGTCGTTGAAACCTTCTTCCTTGAATTGACGTTGCAGCGACTCTAAACGCTCATTGTTAATGGTGATCATGGTTAATCCTTGTGATGTTCGGTTAGACGTCAGGCAGCGCGTAACGCTGACCCTTCTGTTTCGGCGCGGCGGCCTGCGTGCATTTCTGGCGGGCTTCGTCCTGGTCGCAAGGCGTGAAGTGACCATGCACGAATCGCTGATAAACGGTGCCGAGTGAGCCGAAGCGGTTTTTGGTGACGATGATTTCTGCGAATGGTGCTGCTGGGCTGTTCTCGTCATAAACCGCCTCGCGGTAGAGCATGATGATTGAGTCGGCGTCCTGTTCGATGCTGCCGGAGTCGCGCAGGTCAGAGTTGTTTGGTCGCTTATTGGGGCGTTTTTCCACATCACGAGATAGCTGGCTTAGGCAGATAACCGGCGTTCGCAGGTCTTTTGCCATTGCCTTCAGGCTCCCGGATATGTGTGCGATCGCCAGGTCATTACGCTCTGCCTTTGGTTTCTTAATCAGGCCGAGGTAATCGGCAAGAATAAGCGAAAGGTTTGGGTGCTCCTGCTTGTGACGCTCTGCGATAGAGCGGATTTGCTCGATAGTCAGGCTCGATGCATCAACCAGCCACACATCCAGACCAATGAGAGCTGAAATGCCGTTAGAAATTAGGGCCCAGCCTTCATCGTCCAGTCGTGCTGGGTTGCGAAGCGCGTTTACCGGCAACATCCCTGCTCCGGCGATGCTACGCTCTGCAATCTGGAGGTTGCTCATCTCCATGCTGAAAATCAGAACACCTCGGCGCTCACCGCCAGGCATCGCATGACTTGCCACGCCTTCGGCAATCTTCAGCGCCAGCTCTGTCTTACCGCACCCCGGACGAGCCGCGATAATTACCAGGTCCTGCGCGTTCATGCCTCCGGTGATTGCATCCAGCTCGTAAATCCCGGTCTTCAGCGTGTCCGACTCTTCCCCGTTGCACTGGCGCTTTTCCAGCACATCGGCGTACTCGTTAATCACATCTGCCAGATGAACCGGCCGGACTTCGTCGCGCGGCTTGCGGATAGCCGATAGCCGCTTTACCAGCTCATCCATCGCCTGGCCGGATGCGTCGATGGTTCCGTTCTGAATTGGGCCTCGCATCTCATCCATCAGCTGCAAAACCAGCCGCCGGTGATGGTTGTCCGCGACCATGCCCGCGTACCCTTTCAGGTTCGCCGCGCTGGGGCACGATTTAGCTGTCTCGATAATGTCGCCGAAATGCTCGTCGCCGCACTCTTCCGCCACCATGAGCATGTCGATGAGGTTCCGGTTTCGGGCTTGCTTCTGGATAACGCGAAAGGCTTTCTGGTAGAGCGGGATGGTGAACGAGTCTGGCTCCAACGTTGACAGCACTTCGTTTGCCATCGGCGTTAGTCCGCCAATCAGCAGGCCGCCGATGACGCTCGCTTCGATATCCTGTCTCATGTCATCTCCTTCCCTGCAAACTTGCCTTCACGAACACCCGTCAGGGTGGAGTCTCGCAGCAGGTAATCGATATCCGCCGACCATCCAGAATCGTTCTCACCGAAGTAAAACGGCTTGGCCTGATGCACGAAAGCCCGCACGTAAGCGCGCCAGCCGTCTGCATTCGGGGTCTTCAGTTGCGGGATTAATTTCTTCAGGCGGCGCTTGCGGGAGTCATTCAGCGCCACCGCGTGGGGAAGCATCTCGCCGACCTCTTCGTTGTAGGCCAGCAGGAAGGCATGGTAGTCGATGCGATTTGCTTTTCGCTTTTCAGGTTTAGAACCCTGCCCGTCTCCCCCTTCAGGGGGTAAGGGGGTAGTTTCTTTCTTTTCTTTTGTAATAGTTTCTTTTGTGTGACTCTGTTTTGGTGACAGCGCTGTCACCGTTTTGGTGACACTATTTGTCACCATTGCAGTGACATTATCACCAGAGTAGTGACACCCTTCGATTTGCCACTCACTGATTTCCTTGTTCGGCCCGATTAAGTGCCCGTCACGCTTGATAACTTTCATTGCGATCAGCTCATTCTTGGCCTTGTTGACTTTCTGTCTTGGCAGCCGGGTAAGTTGAGCTAATTGGCTGTCGGAGATGCGGTCCATTTTCTTACCAAAGCCGTATGTTTTGCGACAAATGGCATGAGCAACCTTGCTCTGGTTCTTCGTTAAATCTGCGCCGATAAGCTCGTCATACAGGGCATTTGCAAGACGGGTATATCCATCTTCAATTTCTGCCACGCGACGCTCCGCAGGCCGCTCTACAGGCCTTAACTGAGTTACTGTTGCGAGATTACTCATGACCTTTACCTCTGAATAACTGTTTCACCCGTTCCCACTCAGCCCGGAATCGACCAGGCTGCTTAAAACTGGACAGGTAGCGATCACGAATAATGTTTTTGTGTAATTTGTCCTGGTCAGGACTGAGTGTTTTTGACATAATTACTCCTGTTACTTGGCGTAACACAGTGTTCTTAAGCCTCTAAGAATTCACCGTTCTTAGGGGCTTTTTCTTTGGTAATTCCTTCCAGTGCATGCCTGAATGCACGACTGATCGGACTGATATCTGAATCCATCCCAAACGCGCACAGAACTGATGCTATGAAGCGCCAGTCTGTCCGGCTTATCTTCGATTCATGACACCCCACCATCTTCGCCAGGCCACGCTGTGTGACCGTAGAGAGATTGATGAGTAAATCTGTTTCTGCGCGGTCGATGTCGCGCTGGGACGGCTTGCTATAACTTGCGTGTTCCATTCGGTATTCTTCCTTTGTTGTTTAGATAGATACGTGCGCAGACCGTGAGGTCTGCCACTTAAATGAGTTACCGCGTTGTCGGCGGTTCAGATTGGTAAAGAGCGGGTACTGCTTAGGCGGCTGAATCAGTCGCCTTCATGTATCGGTGCGGGTAGAGAATCTGCATCTCGCTAATCTTCCCTTTGAAGAACTTTGCGAGCTTCTCAGCTGTTTCGAGAGATGGAACCTGCATTCCCCTTTCGATTCGACTTAGGTTGCCAACGTCCAACTGTGTTGCGATGGCTACCTCGGCGATTGTCAGCTTTTTCTCTACACGCATTTTTCTAAGTGGCGTCTGCATATTGCACCTCCGTAATGCGCTATACGCATAATATGCGAAATAAAAAATATGCGCAAGACGCTTTGCGTGTCACGCATAAAAAAGGTTGAATATGAGCCATGAAAATAGGCGACAAGATCCGACAAATTCGCAAAGCGAATAAGATGACCCTCAGCGAGCTTGCGTTGCGCGTAGACAGCGACGTAGGGAACCTGTCACGCCTGGAGCGCGGCATGCAGGGTTATAGCGATACTCTCATTCAAAAGATTGCAGAAGCTCTCGGAGTTCCTGTAGCTGAGCTATTCTCTTCTAATGAAGCCAGTGATACTGTAGATACATACAGTGTTGGTTCCATTATAAAAAAGGGGAGGAATGATGTGTATCGAATTGACGTTCTTGATGTTTCAGCAAGCGCAGGTGATGGGGCTGCCTCGAAAGACGTTGTAGAAGTTATACGGTCTATTGAGTACGTGCCTGACCAGGCCAGGGTTATTTTTGGTAACCGGCCAGAATCATCTGTGAAGCTCATCAACGTTCGCGGTGACAGCATGGAAGGAACCATAGAGCCAGGCGATCTAATCTTTGTAGATGTCGGAGTTAGTGTTTTTGACGGTGATGGCATTTACGTTTTCAGCTTCAATGGCGACATGTTTGTTAAACGACTGCAAAAGGTGAAGAGCCAGCTGATTGTGATTTCTGACAATCCTCGCTATCGTGAGTGGACAATTTCAGAAGAAGAAATGCATATGTTTCATGTAGCTGGACGTGTAATTCTGAGCCAGTCTCAGCAGTTCCGCCGTCACGGATAACCCACCTTTTGCATACTAAGCCCGCCACGTGCGGGCTTTTTTGTGCCTGTAGCAAACCCTGCCTAAATATTTTTCTCTTTCTGTTTCATACGCATACATAACATTCCCCACTTTTTTAACCACACCATCATATTATGCGCTTGACGCATATGCGCTATACGCATATTATTCATCTCAACAGCAGGACGCTGGTAGCCAAACGGAACAGATTGGCATCGCTCTTTAACTTCGACGGTGCGCTGACAAAGCGCGAACAGATACCAAACGAGATGGGTTTGGGGTGTGGCAGGTTGCGCGATATGAGATGCGAGCAATACCACCTTAGGCAGTATGAGTCTGCAAGCCGATTTGGCAAACGGATGCAAGCCAGCCTCACCAAGCCGCTGGAGTACGGAATAGCAACAGACCTGCACACCACCAAAGCCATTTCACTAGGCGAAATGCAGCCGCCAAACACAGCCAATGCTGCACATGCAACAGGAGGATTTATGTGAATGCATAACTTCAAAACCGAGATTAATTAAATCTATCGATCCGGCCGCGAGCATCGACCTATTAGGTGGAGAGATGCTCTTTCTGCCCCTCTTATGAGGGGCTAGAGATGACTCTGAAATGAAAGCATTTCAAAGCCATTTCACACGAGGACAAAGCCATGACGGTCATCCAATACGGTTCTTCAGTATCAGCAGGTAACGCTAAAACTCGCCGTCATCAGCGGCGCAGAAAGCTCGCTATCGAGCGTGACGCTATCGGCAATATCATCGACTCCATTTTAGGTTGCGAGGCTCCTGACGCTTCTCAGGAAGAATCACGCAAGCATGCAAGCCGCGTTGACCGAGCCACTTCGCTCGTAGCTCTCCGCGACAAGAAGCCGGAAGTAACCGAACGCAAGCGTAACCCGGCCAATCGCAAGCCGGTTAACCACCCTACCCACTTGATTAACGCGCACCAGAAAATGCGCGGCAAATCGATTCCATTAATTTGAGGTGAGATATGGCTAAGCAAGTCCAGTTATCAGGTAAGTGCACGTTAAAGATTGACACTATTGTTGGAAGTTCAACGATTAACATTCCTAAGGAAAATCTTGCTGGTGAAAACAATGCTGATGCATTAATCAGAAACGTCATTCACTTCGGTGTTATGCGTCACGGTAAGGCTGCGTTAAGGAAATTGATTGAAGAGAAGCTCGCTGATTATGGCGACGAATATGAAAGCAAAGGGCTTAGTTAAGATGAATAAGGCCGCATAGTCGGCCTTTCTTTTTGGCAGCAAGCCACAGAGGTGAGATATGAGCATTGAACAAATGAGGGTTGTTTGTGAGGGGGCTAAGGCTCTTGGAATGAAGCTGGTTGGAGATAACTTCATTGGCTACAAGTTCTGCGACGGACAGGAGAATTTGCGTGATGCGGCTAATGAATTGCTTCAGTCATTTTTTCCCAGGGAATTGCTTCAGGACGATGAGCACGAATACACGCAGCGCGTTTTTTTCTTAGGAACTATCCGTGACGAAGATTACAGCCATGCGAGATGGGAAAAGGCTTAAAAACGCACTTGCCAGGCAGCAAGCCACTTATTTGAGGTGAGATATGAAATTCAAAGGTACGCCGGGGCCGTGGGAAGTAATGAACGCAACGGATGTGTTCACACAGCAAGGGTCTGCAAACGGAAGTGGTGTTGTCTGTGATAACGACGATGGATGGCAGGTTGCTGGATGCTTCAATGGGGAAACCTTTGTCCAGGGTGAGTTGGTAACACTCTCCCTTTCTGAAAAGGAAGCTAACGCCCGTCTGATAGCTGCGGCACCTGAACTTCTCGATGTCCTCCAGTTGATCCTCCTCTATCACGAAGACGGCAATTGTCAGCTTCACAAAGAAGACGTTGCGCTGGCCCGCGCAGCAATAGCTAAAGCCATCGGCGAGGAGGAGTGAATGGATAAATACAGCGATTTGGACGCATTGATTTTGAACTCAATCGGAGCAGCACCGAAGACCTTTTCTGATATTTACTACGGCGTTGATAGAGATCAGAAGGATGTGCGTAAAGCCTGCATCGAGTTGGCTGGAAAAGATGGCGCCCCTACCCGCGTTTTAGACCGGCGTCTACAGGCTCTCAGGAAGAAAGGGTTAATCGTGTTCATGAAGGGATGGCGCAAAGTGCCGGTGGATGAATAGCAGCCGATAGCCGATTCATGGAGTCGGTTATCTGATGCAATCAGCATAACAGGAGATATCAATGGAAATAAGCAAAGAGCAAGCGACAGAGATAATCAAGCTTATCGAACAGGCTTTTCTCGACGGGTTTGATGATGAAACTCTGGTTGAGCTGCATGAGCAGTTAACTGAATTCGTCAGCGAATAAGCCCTATAGCTGATTTACGAGTCAGCTATGTGAGCAATATCGCTCATAACCAAGACAGGAGACGAAGACCTGTCCTGGTTAAATGGAGAAATAACCCTTGTTGTCTGTTCGCCCTCTCCGGAGGGCTTTTTTTCGCCTGCATATCAACAAGGCTGCTTATTAGCGCGGCCTTTTCGCTATGCCCACTTAACCGTAAGGAATCCCACCATGATGCAATTATCGCTATCGGGTGGCGGCATCATGTCCGCCTATTACCCGACAGAATCCGAATTATCAAAACGCTTTCGCCGCCTTATCCGTGCGGCTCGTAAACAACTGGAGGCGTTATGCCACATGTAAATCACAGCACTTTGCGGGCAGCTCAGAGCAAAGCGGTTATCGCGCGCTTCCTCGGTGACGCCGGGATGTGGTTGCAGGCCAATCAACAGATGAAGCAGGCAGTGAGCATGCCCTGGTACCGGAGGCCGCAATGAAGACCCTCAACCCTCGCGACATGACGGATGAGCAGTTTGCCCGCCTCATGAAAGATTTGATGAAACAGACACCAAAACAACAGGAGCAGAAGCAATGAGACTGACCCTGAACGACGTCAAAGAAATCGAGCAGATTATTGCGGGGCTGGATGCTATGGATAACGAACGCATCAGCGATGAAGTTGAGCGTCTGGCGAAGAAAGCTAACCCGTTTATTTCAGCTCTGGCGGCGATGGATGCAGATGAGCATACCGGTGACGCTATCGGCTACCTCGAAGGCCACAGCATCGCGTTTCAGGACGCGTCTGAAGGTTGGTGGATTGATGCGCTTACCGAGCGCGTTACCGCTGAGTACGCGATCGGCATCTTTAAGCAGCGGCATTCACACAGGGAGGCAGCGTAATGTCATTCGATATCGTCAGTTTCGTTAAGCAGCAGGAGCCGCTGTTTTGCGGCGCTATGACCGACCAGACGGTCACATGGGCTAAGGAAAGCCAGTTTGCCATTCAGCTCTTTCAGAAAAACGACTTCCTCGCGAAGACGGCAATCAACAACCCTACCAGCGCGCAGAACGCCATCATCAACGTTGCGGCTATCGGCATCACGCTGAACCCGGCGAGCAAGCTGGCGTACCTGGTGCCCCGAGATGGGATGGTATGCCTCGACATCAGCTACATGGGCCTGCTTCATCTGGCTCAGTCGTCCGGCTCAATTAAGTGGGGCCAGTGCAAGCTGGTATGCGCAAACGACACCTACGAATCCAACGGACTGGATAAAGCGCCAACGCACAAATACAACGCGTTCGGCGACCGTGGGGAGGTTGTAGGTGGTTATTGCACCGTAAAAACGCCTGATGGTGATTACCTCACGGAAGAGATGAGCCTGGCGGAAATCAAAGCAGTGGAAGCTACCAGCAAGGCCAAGAACGGTCCCTGGAAAAACTTCTGGGAAGAGATGGCGCGCAAGACAATCGTTAAGCGCGCCAGCAAATACTGGCCAAAAGCGCAGCGTCTGGATAACGCAATTCACCTGCTTAACGATGATGAAGGTATGCATCAGGAGCCGGTGATGGCTTACCACTCAGAGGAGCAAATCAGGGAAGACGAGCGTAAGCGCCAGCAGGAGGTTATCGATAAAGCCAGCGACCTTTGTGATGAGATGGCGCAGGCAGAAACTATGGACGGCCTGAAGCGGAAATTTGCTGAGGCGTACAAGCTGACGGCCGGCATGAAGTTGCAGCAAAACGTCCAGGCAGTCTACGCAGAATGCAAATTCAAACTGGAGGCCGCCAATGAGCAAACTGTATGAGGTCGCCAGCGACTACGCCAGGCTTATGGATGCCGATATCGACCCGGAAACGATGGCGGACACCCTCGAAGGAATTGAGGGCGAGCTTGCTGATAAAATCGAGCAACTGCTTGCCATCTGCAAAAACGAATCGACGTATGCGGAGCGCCTCAGGGATGAGGCAAAGAACCTGACCGAGCGCGCAGTGAGTATCGAAAACAAGGTTTCCAGTATCCGCGCCTACATCGCTACGTCACTCGAAACTGCCGGTAAAAAATCAATCCGCGCTGGCATTCACCAGGTAACAGTCCGGGCGCCCAGCCGTTCTGTAGAGATAACAGACAGCGCCCTGCTCCCTCCTGAATACGTCGAATACAACACGGTAATTAAGCCAGATAAGCTGGCTATCAAACACCTGCTTGAGGGCGGTAAGGATGTGCCTGGCGCGACTCTGAAGACCGGCAAACCATCGCTGTTAATCAGGTAGCAACCATGAGTGAGCCATTCAAAAAGCGCCGTGGAAATCAGCAGACGCTGGGCCGCAACTGGACTACCAACGAGTTAAACCTCATCAAATCCCTGGCTGGCACAGTCCACCCTAAAGTCATCGCCCGCCAGTTAAACCGCTCATACGAATCTATCCGCCAGATGGCAAAGCGCGAGCACATCAGCCTGCGTCGCGTTTAATCGTGCGCCACGGACGGCGCGAGGAAATTCTGATGAATAACTATTACGACCCATCACAAAACGCGACCGGAACAAGCGCGCCGAAATACGAAAAAAGGAACTCACCCCCTATGCCGAGCCGCGAAGAGCTCATGAAGCGCAACAGCTTCGGCTCTGTGAATAACAACCGCTATCTGAATCGTTGGTTTGGAGCGAAGAAATGAACAACGACGAATTAATCGCAGCCGGTCATGAGCTGGCGAAGTGCCTCGACAGCAATGCACCGCTGCTGGATATCGCGAAGATGATTGTCCGCCTGGCGGATAAGCTCGACGTGACCACTCTGGCGCTGCGCGAAAAGACGAAGCAGTGCGACGCACTGGCTAATGAACTTAACGCAGTAGAAGCCATTCACAACGACGCCGTATTCATTACTGATGATCACTACGACCAATGCCCTCCGCAAGTGCAGAAAATCATCAGGAAACTTGCGGTTATGGTGCTTCCATCCACGGACGCATTCCTGTGCGAAGTGAAGGCCAGTGTTATCCCAGAAGGTTACGCCCTAGTGCCTCAACAAATCTTCCTTGATCCGTCCGACATTGAGTCTATTTGCTCTCAATGCGGCGACGGTCATGAATCTGGGTATGGTGATTTTACTGACGGACTGCTGTGGGTTGGCAACATTCAACGTGACGATGGCAGCATTGTCCACGGCCTGCATATCTCATCAGCAGATTATTCAGAGGAAGGTGGCGTGACTGTTTGTGAATTCGCCGCCCAACTGCGTCAAGGCGGTGCCGCATGAGCCGTCAAATCGAATTATCGGATGCTGCACTGGTATTCACCGATGCAGCAACAGGGCAGGGTTATATCCGAACTCTGAATGAGTGGGAGGCAAAACTGGTATCCGCTCAACTCGCAGCGCTGGACGATGGCGAGCTTAAAGCTATCCCTGTGCAGCCGGTAAAAATAAAACGCATGGGGCCCAACCATGAATAACATCAACGAACTGACGGCAAAACTTGAAGCCATCGCGCAACATGCGGAGCGCGGATGGCAAGAGGCTCATGAACAAGAGGCTCGTGCGGAAGCCGCAGAGAAGCGCATCGCTGAACTGGAGGCGCGGACGCTGAGCGTTAAGTTGCCGAAACCCCATGCTCATCTCATCTGGATTCAAGCGGGACGTGGACCGGATGACTATTGGGATGATGTTGCCGTTTCCCACAGCCTTAGAGACCGTTGCTGTGATGGATCCGAACGTTATCCAGTGTACTCAATATTCGAAATCCAGGAAGCCTGCGCCGAAGCGGGCATCAATCTTGAGACAGGGGGTGAAGCGTGAGCGAAATAAGAGAGCCTGTTACGCACAATTTAAAAATTTGTCCTGAGCACTATTCAGCCGTTTGCGCTGGCGTTAAACGCGCCGAGCTGCGCAAGAATGACCGCGATTACCGCGCCGGTGACACTCTCGACCTGTGCGAGTGGGATAAGGATGACGAGTCGTTCACCGGTAATTACATCAGCGTAACGGTGACGCACGTCGCTGACGTTGGTGAGTGGATGCCGGGGTATGTGCTGCTGAGCATTGAGTTGGTGCTGCGGGAGCGGGCGGAGCCTGTGGCGTACATGATTGGCGGTCATTACTTAATGCACGCTAATGACCCAAAAGTCGATAACTATTCCTCTGCCGTGCCGCTCTACACCGCACCGCCCGCGCCGGTTGTGACTGCTGAAACCTTTGAAGAATGGTCGCGTCGATGCGAAATCCAACTCACGTTGTGCCGCCCTGAATTCCGTGAAGTTGCCGAGATAACCTGGAACGCCTGCCGCGCTGCAATGCTCGCCGCACCGCCCGCGCCGGTAACTGCTGGCTGGATAGCGTGCAGTGAGCGGATGCCGGAGGTGGGCGACATAGTTCTAACCGCAGATAATGGGGGCGTGAATGTTGGCGAAATGGAGCACTCAGGAGCCAGTTACCGATATTTCACATCAGTCGTTTCTGGGCGCGAGCTCCCTGCTACCCACTGGATGCCTCTCCCGGAAGCTCCCACCAAGAATTGACAGCCCGCCCACCTCAATTTACTGTATATAAATACAGTTATTTTGGGGTGCGTCATGAGCAAAGACTCGGACTACTTAATCATCTATCGCGGCGAGATACATCATCGCATCACGCCCGGTCGGTGGGTGCTCATTCAGCGTGCGCGAGAATATGGCGGCGGATGGTGGCTGGGGAAGGCCTACGACGATGTGTTTATGCTGGAGTTCGAGAAGCCATGCTCTATGGCTGCGGCATCAGAGTACATCATGTCGCACAGGCGGATGAGCACATTCCCGCCGTGGGATGACGATTTTGAGTTAACACCATGACCCGCTTCGGCGGGTTTTTTATTGGAGAAATTTATGTCTGACCAGAGCAAACATTACGACTACTACATCGTTGAAGGGCCGGAAGTGAAGGCGCTTATTGATGGATACGACCAGATAGGAAAAAAGCGAAACGAAATCATGCAGGCGGCAATTGATAAGGTTGGCGCTATCGCATGGACAAATAGCAGCAGCTGGGGAGATAAGGGCGGGCTGATACAGGCTTTCGTGTGGGAAAAAGGTTTTGCATTCCCTGCGCCGGTGACCATCAAAAGCGAGGACTTTTGGGAAGGCAAGCGAGTTGTTATCGCGCGAGGCAAAGGAAACAGCAAAGAAGGCCGTGAGTATCAAAAAACGCTGGAAGCGGTAAAGGATGAGGCCAACAAGCAACTCAAGGCACTGCCGCTCTGGGAGTCGTACATCATTGATCACTACGGCGTCATGCGCACAGGCATTGGCGGCCAGGCAAGACGTGGATACGGTTTTGCCATGTTGAGCACGTATGGCGGTAAATGCCCGGGCCGTGATGATGCACTGGTTTTCGCTATCCCAAACGACAAAAGTGAGCGTCACGGTGATGTGGTAATCCCTGACAGCTTCCAGAAGCTAACGTACGGTCAGTTTTATGACCTAACCAACCGTGAAGATGAATAGGCCGCCTGATGGCGGCTTTTTTACGCCTGGAGATAATCGAATGAATGAAGTGATTCAGCTTGTCCCCAACAAATGGGTATCCGAAGAAGTGCTGATGGCGATAACCGGCCTGACGAAAAACGCCATCAAGTCAGCGAGAGAGAAGTCATGGATGGAGGGTAAGGAGTACCGGCACTACTCCGGCGACTGCCAGCCCAAGGACAACTCCCCTATCCTCTACAACCGGCATGAAGTCGATGCGTGGGTTGAACGTCAGCGGCCAGCGATTCCCCGCCAGAAATCTGCTTAAATACCCTTCCCTATTAACTGACGAGGAATCGTTATGACCAAGTATCCAACAGGAGTGGAGAATCACGGCGGAACACTGCGGATATGGTTCATCTACAAGGGAGCCAGGGTAAGGGAAAACCTCGGCGTCCCTGATACACCAAAAAACAGGAAGATGGCAGGTGAGCTAAGAACCTCAATAGGCTATGAGATAAAAACCGGCACGTTTAACTATGCTTCCCGCTTCCCGTCGTCGCCAAACCTCAAGCGATTCGGATTTGTAAGGCAAGGCGTGACGCTTGGTGAGCTAGGCCAGAGCTGGCTTGAACTTAAGAGGATGGAGATAACACGCAACGCGCACCTCAGGTATGTTTCCTACATCACTGTCGTGACAGATATTCTTGGGCCATCCCGTTCAATATCCAGTCTAAACAATGAAGACATGCTGAGGCTAAGGAAGGAATTGCTGACGGGGAATCAGATAAACGGGTCGCATCAGGTTTCTCGGATGCTGAAAAAGGGAAGGAGCGTCAGGACTGTGAACGTATATATGTCAGTGCTTGGCAGCATGATGAGATTTGCTGAGGTCAACGGATATATAGAAAGGTCTCCGATGTATGGTGTAGACCCGTTAAGGAAGAGCCGGTCAGAGCCTGAGCCACTTACGAAGGATGAGTATGCTCGGTTCCTGAATGCCTGCCCTTCTGAGCAGATAAAGAATTTGTGGATTCTGGCAATCAATACCGGCATGCGTCACGGGGAAATATGTGCGCTGGCCTGGGAGGATATCGACATGGTGAACTGGACGATAAAGGTGTCGAGGAACCTCGCTATAAAGGAGCAGTTTACGCCACCTAAAACTGAGGCGGGCCATAGGGTGATAAACCTGACCCAGCCAGCGATTGAGGCGCTGAAGAGTCAGATGGCTTACACCAGGATGGGGAAACAGCACGAAATTGAAGTTCATCTGAGGGAATTTGGAAGAACCAGAACAGACCAGTGCACCTTCGTTTTTGTTCCGCGGCTAACGGCAAGAAACGGAATGGGTGGGGACTGGTATGCTCCTGGCTCTTTCGGGTCTACATGGAATGAGATACTGAAGCGAGCGAAGATAAAGCACAGGAAGGCGTATGAGTCTCGACACACTTACGCTTGCTGGGCATTAAGCGCCGGCGCAAACCCTAACTTTATCGCTACGCAGATGGGTCACACTTCGGCGCAGATGGTTTACAGCGTTTACGGGAAATGGATGAGCGATAACAACGTAGATCAGATGAGCATACTCAACGCTAATTTTGGAGGAAATGCCCCACCGATGCCCCAGGCGGTAAATCAGCAGTAA